AATCTCTTTCTAGAATCATTTGTATGTAATGAATTGCTTTTTCTAGATCTTGCCTGCCACCTTTGTCTTGATGCCTGCAAATATATTTAATTGCATTACCTTCAGCGAACAGTATCTTATTTTCATTTATAAATCTAGAAGGTTGTATTTTATATTTTTTATAATGTGATCCACCTACTTGTCTAAAGAAAGCTTTGTTGCTCATAATATTGGATCTCCTATGTTGTAGTGAAACTCTTCGGTTGGTTGCATAATATATAGATTCTCCTTTGTTCTGGTTACACCCACAAAAAATAATCTATGTTCAGGATCAGAATTTTTTAATGCTGAGTCATATATTACTTTCTCAAGATCAGTGAATAAAACAACATTGTCGCATTCTTCACCTTTCACACTATGTATTGTGGATACTTTAATTCTTGCCGGTTTAAATAAATCATCACCTTTATCTAATAATGATTTTATGTATAACCTACTTTCATCTTCAATATTTAAATGCTCCCAGCTGCCCGACACCAGCAACCCGTGATCCATCATTAAATCATCAATATCAACATAGTCTACAGCATCTAATGACTTGCCTGTTCCATAACCATATTTAACTAATTTATCTTTAACAGTTAAATATTTATAAATTGTTTTAGCTTCTTCAGAACCAACAGTTGCACCGTCATTTAATCTCTTCCAAATTCTATATGCTTCTAATAGTGAATTCGGCAATAAGTCATTGATTTTACTATCAAATCTTAGGTTTAAAGAAGTTAAGAAATCTCGTATTGGATATAACATTCTATTAGTTCTAGCTAAAATCATCCAGTTTCCAGAACTAAAATTTAAATTATCAATTGACTGGTCCCAGAATACTTTACCTTCCGCATCTCTTGGCAACCATGTCTTGATCATTCTATTATCTATGTTGTCTAAAATACTTAAAGCTACTTTGTGAACTTCTCTTGGAACCCTTCTTGATTCGATTCTTGGATCCATTTCACCTTTTAAATTTATAAATATATCTTCAGAAGCACCTTGGAATGTGTATATTGTTTGATCGTCATCCCCTGCAATAAAAGATCTTTCACATTTTGATTCAATGTAAAAGAACATATCCCATTGCAGAGGATTCAGATCTTGTGCTTCATCAAGAAAGACAGCACTGAGTGGGGGGCACTTATCTTTCTCAATAAACTGTTTAATCATATCAGAGAATTCAACCATCCCTGTTTGTTCTTTATATGTTTTTAAATCTGCATCTATTTGTTCTGTTAACCATACATCTACAAAGTGATGTAGATCTAATTGTATTGCAGCTTCATCAATTGAAATATTTTTAGCTCTTGCATATTCAATAATCTTCATGTGTTGATTTTTATATTGAGGAACACCAGAATCACTTATGAAAGATTCAAAAGACATATCCTTACATATCTGTGAAAAATTTTTAAATGCATTCCATTTATCATCTTTTAATAATTGTGTATTAGTGTCTATGTTTAATTGTCTAGTTCCTAATGTGTGCATTGTAGATACGTATGGAAAATCTTTTTTAACATCAAATTTAGGAAACATTGCTCCAATTCTTTTCTTAGCTTCATCTGCTGCTGCATTACTAAATGTAATGTATGCAATTTTATTACTTGGAGTTTTATATTCTTCAATCTCCTTTCTTAAATAATGATTAGTTAAGTGATATGTTTTTCCTGTTCCTGGAGGACCTGGAATTATTACTCGTTTCATTTAAATGCAGGCTCCTTCATTTTATTTATTCTAGTATTTGGTTTGTCTAATTTAATAGTCTCCATTTTTATTGCTCTAAAAGATTTCTTATCTATCTTAACTACATCTTCTTTAGCTTCAAATAGATCCTCTAATAATCTTAATGTTCTTTGTTTTTGCAAAGTCCATGATTTAGATCTTTGTAGATATTTCCAAAAGTCAGTAAATTTAAAATGAGTAATATTATTTTCTGTAAATGGTAATCCTCTTTTTAAATCATCTATCTTTTTACCTGGTGCTTTATTTATGAAGTCAGCAAGTAAATCTCTAATTTGTACATCTATTTTTGAAGAATCAGGTGCATCTAATACTTGAAGCTTTTCAAATAGTTTAACTAATTGCTTTCTCCATATAATTTTACCCAATGGAAGCATTGGTTTAGATATTTGATTCATACATGCTACTGAAAATTTCTCAGGATCATGTAATGTAATGTCATCTACTTCAACACTATCGCCATCTATATTAACAAAATATAGGGGAGGATCTGATGGATATTTACTTATTCCTGTTATTTCTGGAGGTGGAACATTGTCTCCAACTCCAAATTCTCTTTTAGAACATACTTTAGAATTACAAAAACTAACAATAGGATCTTGTTTACATTTATAAAGATAATCTTTTTTACCAACAGACTCTATTGATTTAGTCATTTCTGTATGTTTAAGAGGAGGTCTCATATATTTTTCATTATAAATATACATTTTTGCTTCCCATTCATTTGGAAATCTTTTCTTTAAATACACCCCAATGTTGTACATCATGTCATTTCTTCCACCTTCTGGCATTCCATCTTTTAATATTGTTTGTAAACAAGGTGGTGCACCTTTTAATAAATCATCTGTATTATCTGTTTCAGAAATTTTTAAATTAAATAATTCTTTTTCAGTTAAAGCATACTTGTCATATAGTTTAAAAAAATCTTCTATTTTTAAAGCTTCACCATTATCATCAAATGCAAATCTAACTGATTTATTATTTCCATGATAAGGAACATTTAAAAAACTTCCAGTATCTCCTCTATCTGCTCTTATATAATCTTGTTTAGGAAATATTTCTGCTTTTGCATAACCTAATGTACTTGCAATCTTTTTTAATCTTTCTCTCATTAAACTTGCAGCAACAAATTCTTTTGCAAATAAAAATACATGAGCTCCACCTGATTTTGATCTAAACAAAATCATAGGTATATCTTTGTCTCTAATCTTTTTTATAAAAGCTTTATGATCAAAAGGGTAAGTGTCAATGTCAATACATCCCCATTTACATTTATTATCTTCTCTTATTGGAACTATTCCTAATGCAGGTTCGTCACCATTTAAATGTCTTTGCCAAAGTAAATCAGTTACAGATTCTTTTTTAGTAAATGATTTAGCTTCATGCTTTCCATTTTCAGATAGTTCATCTGTAATTTTTGTTTGTCCGTATGCTGTTTGTAGGCCAGCAAATACCTCTTTGAATCTTTCTAACATTTTCCACTCTCATGTTTGGGGTGATATCTCTATCACCCCAGTTAACAGTTTTTACTTGTTTGCTAAGCTTTGATAGAATTGTTTTGCTCTTTCATACATAGCAGGATCATTTACAGGACCAACCTTTGTAATGTTGTATCCATACCATTGATTTCCTTTACCTGAATTCAATACGGTATTTATTTTGTAAATATGACTAAATGACGGTGGAGTGTATAAACCATTTTTACCTTCCAATGTAATTTGCATCATCATGGCATTCCATTTTCTGCTAACTTTACCTTGAGACGAACTCATAGATATTAAAGCAGTTTCAGTAGTACCATTGCTATCTAATATGATCACAAAATGTTGACCAACCGTAAGGATGTAATTGCCATTTGGCAGTCTATCCTTACCCATTTGATCTTTTGTAGTCTTAGTCAATATATCCGAAGTATCTGGATAGATTTGTTCAGGTCTTCCTGATCCTGTTCCAAAATCTGACCATTCTTGAAACTCCAGTTTATAATGACAAGGAATAACATCTATTCCTTTAGCGCCATCATATACTTTTTTAGTTACAGTATTTAATAGCATTCCTGGTTCAGCACCTTCAACATAAGCTTGATTTCGCTTTTGTCCTTCTGCTGATCCATTTTGTAAAAGTTTTAAGATAGGTAAAGCAACACTAGTGTTCTTTACATTCTCAAAACCTGCGTGCGCATCACTTTCAAACAATATTGATGAAGGTAATGGCGCGGCTTTCTTTACAGCTACTTGTTTCTCGTTTCGCGTTTCCATTTTCTATTATCTCCTAGTTATTTTTGTTTGGTTACCTGCAAACGTTTTAAATAGATCAGAGGGCATATCCTGTCCAGATTCGATACGCTCTCTG